ATAAATGAGATCAAAGAATTTTGATTGTCATGGATAGCGACTTCAAATGAGTTCCTTTTATATCGTCAATTGATATAAATATCTCAATCAACAATTACTCAAATAATTGCGTCGTCCTTATAAATCATTTGTCCTTTGAATCCGTTTTTTATTGTGTATTCTCAAACATTTATTCATTCATTATATTTGAGATTATCGAGTGCGAGTTTTAAAAGCTTGTTCATGCTTGCAGTTTATAAAGAAGATAAAAAGTCATTTAATTTTGAAATCATTTCCTCCGAGATCGTATATTTCACGACGATTTCATTTTTCTTTGCAATGATCTCATCGAGTTTCTTTCATGCCGTCCATGTCTTGAACTTCTCGAAATTAGCGTCAAGAAAATCCGGCTTCTTTGTGTTTGTTGTATTTTTTGCAACATTCTTTCTTGTTGCAGTTGCTCCGTCGTCGTCTTCTCATTCGATGATAAGATTCAACAAAGCTCCGAGATTGTATCTCTTGAAATATGTTATTGCGGATCCCATTTTTTGAGGATCAATATCTTTGCTCAAAGGAATCATTGATTGCTTTGTTTCTCATGATTCAAGATCCGTGATTGTTGTTTCAAGGAACAATGTTTCCGAATAGTCTTGAATTGCATGAGAGACAAGAATCTTCAATTCATTTAATTCCTTTCAAATCTGTTCCCAAATAAAATCGTAGCTTGAATATGAATAACTATATTTTCAACCGCTCTTCATGAGAACGTCTGCGGTTGCATTCCTTTTGATAACGATATTCTTTTTTTGAAACTCCATGAGTTTCCCATTTAATGTTGTTGAAGTTGTTTCCGTCATTTTAATTGTCGTTTGAAATAAATCTGCTTTCATATATTTTCCACAAATGTTCCGTTCAATTTGTTTTGAGTCATTTTGATTCCCTCTCGTTCAAGATCTCTCTCAACTTCTTTTGAACTTCCTTGTCTTGCGATAAGATGAATAAGTCCATGTCGTTCGGAGTGAAAGGGAAGAAATCATCAACCGAAGTCAAACGATTGAATCCGACTCAATCAACGATGATATAATCTTTTGATTTATCGGAGAGCAATCTTGCAACTTCTTCCATGCTTGCCGGCGTGTTGAGAATCGTTCAATTCTTCAACCTAATGCAAGTCAATTGCTTATATTCTTTTATTGCGTTCATGATTTTATGCTCATGGTAAAACTCAAATTGAATTTTGATTGATTGCTTGCATTTTCATTCAATTGTTTATGATCTTGTCATAATGACGATAAATCATTTCGCAATTTGTTATCTTTCAAGCTCGGAATTTATCCGACATTGAGATTTCGATGACAGCGAGAGCAAGCATTTCGCTTGTCATGTTGAATCTTTCAGCAACGCTCTTAAACTTTTTTGATTTGTTTATATTCGTTGCATTTATCCGTTCATTTGCTCCGGATTTGTATATCAATCAAAGCGATTCAACTTTGGCTTTGATTTTGTCAATTAAATCGACATTCTCATCGTGTTTTTCTTTTTCCATTTTCTTTTGTTTTTCTGTTTTTTGTTTTGGTTGTGTAGAATCTTGTAAAGAAACAGATCGTTTTTGTGTGTTCTCTTTTTGTGCGTTTTTGTTTCATTTTTTGTTTCCTTGTCTTCATGCTTCCGCCCTTGCGTCCGAAAGATGAAGATCATTTCAAAGAATTATCATTGCCCTTCCGAGTTCTTTCGAAATCCCTTGCACATTCGAAATCTCGTCATTGATTCAAAGATTGATTATTGCTTCGAAGAACTTCAAACGTTTATCATCGTCCTTGATTGTGTTTGCGATCTCCAACAATCTTCAATCGAATCTGAATCATTTTCTCATTTGTTATTCGACAAGGATAAATTCTTCTTTTTTGAGAGGTTTGTCCTCAACCTTCAATTTGAAGTGTTCATTCAATTCCGCAAGATAGAATCTTCAACAAACCTTCAAGCATTCCTTGATTCTTCAATCCGGCAAATAAGCCATGAAGTTCAAGTTGTTGCCCTTTGTTGTGATTTTGATCATGTTGCTTGTAGTAAAGGGGATAAAAGTTCGAACTCCGATTTTTAATTTGCTTGATGAGTTGAGACTCAATGTGTGTAGTGGAAGGAAGTCAAGCATTTGAAAAAAAATCGTTGAGTTTGAACACAACGATTTCAATGGTGTTAAGATGAAGAAACTATTGTTTATTTTCTATTGACATTCTACAAAAGCGGTCAAGTATTCAATAGAAAATAATTTTGCTTGTAGTTTTTCCAATTCAACTCCGGATCGATTCCGTTGTGTTGATATAAGCATATTGATATTTTTTTATTTTGCAAGAAAAAAAACACTTTTTTTTAATAAAGTTTTAAAACCGCATAAATAAGCAAATTTTTTGAATTCGATTTTTTATTTTTTTTAAAAAATTATTCTCTTATTTTTTATTTATTATCAAATAATAATATAAAATTTATAAAAAAATAATTTCTTGTTAAATATAATATAATAATATTATTTATATATAATATATTTATATAAATATAAATAGGAATTTTTTTTATAAACTTTCCGCATTCCGCCGTCGTTTTCAAAGTTTTGTTCGTTTTGTTCGTTTTGTTCGTTTCGTGAGTTTTCTCAATTCTTCAGTCGTGTTTCTTTCGTGATTTTGTTTTTGTTCGTTTTGTTCGTTTTGTTCGTTTCTCGACTTTTTAGGCATTTGATTTAATATTTCGTTTACGATAAATGCAAAAGTTGAGAACAAGCTCTCAATTTAATTGTTGGAATATGTGTGTAAATTTCCGTTGAATGAATTGAAGAATGTCAAAGCAACAATTGAACTTCTCTCAAATTCGCTCCATTTTCAAGAAGCGTCGTTGCAAATGTGTGGCGAAATGAATGCAAAGTCAATCTTCTTTTTGGATCAATTCAAATTTTTGTTTTATAATTGATTAAAATAAAATAAACGCTTCAATTTGAAAGTTGACTTCAATGTTGAGGATAAGCAACAGAACGGAAAACAAAATCATTTCAATCGATTCAAAATTCTTTTGAATATAAATATTTCAATTCAAGTGCGAGTTCTTTTATCCTTGATTCTTTATCGAAATAAACTGTTCTTGCTCTTGCTTTCTTTCCAATAAGTTGGAATTGATCATCACAAAGCAATTGCTCAAATGTGAGATTCAAAATCTCCGTCCTTCTCAATCAAGTATAATAAGCAACACGAAAAAGAAGTGAATCACGGATTCAAACAATTCTTTTTTCGTTCTGTTCTGCAACTTCAAAAAACTGTTTGATCTCATCATGAGACAAAACGGAAATGTTTTCCCTTCTCTCAATGTTTCAAACTTTCATGATTCAAAAATCTGTTGCAATAAATTTGTTGCAATAGCACCATTTGAGAAATGTTCTTATAATTTGTTGGTGCTTCACTATTGAATTGTGAGACAATTTCACTTTTTTTGCGAGACTTCTTCATCGTCTAAATTCATTATTCTCCATAAATTCGGAATAATCAACAAAATCGTCAAATGTTATCTCTTCAACGTCAATGATCCTTGAATATTTTGTGAACATGAATTCATGAAAACGTCTCAATGCTCATTTATCACAACTCCTTGAATTTTGTGATATTCTTTGAACATAAATCCTATACTTAATAAATTTTTGAATTGCAATATCGAGTTCCATTTTATAATCAAAAAAAATATAAATAATCTCAACTCGATATTTTCCCTCCGACTGTCTGTTTTAATTATTGACATTTTTAAAATCAAGCCAAAAAATAAAAAAACAAAAAACTCTTGAATTTATTTGATATATTTATATTATGAAGTCGTAGTGAAAGGAAAAAATTGAGACTCAATCATTTATATGATTGAGATTTTGCGTTATAATGAAAAAAAGTTTTGCAAACACAAGAGAAATCGAAGCATTCTTTGAACAAAGAAGAATAAGAAACGAACAATCAAGGCTCAATTATTACAAAGCAAAAACAAGGCTTTATATGTCAAAAGTTAATCAAGAGGCTTGATTGCTCGACAAATATCTTAAAAAATATGAAAGATATAAAATCGCAAATGCGAACAAATGCGAGCGTGAAAAAAGACACGCAATAGCAGAATTTGAGAAACAAATCAAAAAAGGAATCGAAACAACAAAGTTTTGAAACCGCTCAATTAAGATAAAAGGGAAAAAATCAATCACAAAAAGCATGGCAAAAGAAGAATTTCAACTTTGGTGCAAAATTTCTCGTGCTAATGATGATTGAATCGTTGAAGAGATCACAACATGAAAGAAAGTTCATCGGAGAGAAACGCAATGATGACACTTTGTTTCCGCTTCAATAAATCAAACTTGTTTTGATGAAAACAACGTTCGACCGCAATTTTGACGATCCAATAAACAAATGAGTTGATGAGACTCAAAGGCTTTGAAGATCAAGGAACAATACAGAAAAAATTTAGTGAAAAAAATCGGAGAAGAAGCAGTTCAGAATCTTGAACGAGTCGAAAAATATTGAAAAAATGCTCTCATTAAATCATGAAGAACACTTTTTTCCGAAATATTTAAAAAATATCAAGCATTAAATGATGAAATCTTTGCAAAGCACCCTTGACGAGATAGGAATGCAAGCAAAGACGAATCATGGAAGAAACGAAAGGAATCACAATCCTAAAAAATCGGAAATTCCGACTTTTTATATTTCAAAAATACTTCATCATGAAAACATATTGCGGAATGTTTTATTCAAGACAAAAGCAACAACATTTATTTGAATATTTCAACACATTGAAAGAAGTTCAAAACTTTATGAATGATTATTCAGATTTAGAATTGTTGAGTCTTCAAAGAATATTTAAAATTTAACAAAGGAAATCCATGAAAAAAACAGAAATGCGGATTGCAACGACACGCAATCATGATCATTTGGAAACAAACACTCGATATTGAGATTTTGACAGAGTCTCAAAAAAGATCCGGATTTTTTGCAAAATGTATGATCAAGAACTTGTTTCAATTGTCAAATATTACGGATAAAAGACAACAAGGAAGAAAACAAATCGGAGAAGGCTGTTTTCATGGAAAGTAAAAATATGAAGATAAAAGAAAAAGATCCTCTTAACGCAACGCCATGAGAATCCGAACTCATGTTCTGTGAGAGTCAGACTTCCTTGAAATTATTATTTATTAGTCAGATTTATAATTTAATTATTATCAAATGGAGATTAAAAACATTGTTGAATCCGCAAAAGATTCAAAGCACCTCGACGCAATCTTGCTTTTATATGAAAGCAAACCAAAGATTCAAAAACAATTTGCAAAAATATTTGGAGAAGCAAACAAAAATAATGATCAAGACGAAAAAACTTTCGAATCCGTGAAGAAATATGCTTCAATTGTTGCGGAATATGTTTTCACGGAATGTGTTCAGATTTTATCCGATGATAAAAAATCCGATGAATAAAAAAATCTTGCTTGCGATTCCATGTTATTCATGAGAAATCAATGATCATGTGAGGAAGGCTCTTGATGAAATGATTGTTCCGGAATGATACGAAGTCGAAGAAAAAGTGATTTTGAGAACAATGATTCACACGGCAAGGAATTTTGCCGTCAAATTAGCTTTGAATTGAAACTTTGATTATTTGTTATTTTGCGACGATGATAATGCACCGGAGAAAGACGCTTTGCAATTATTATTGGAAGCGGACAAAGATATCATCGGAGGTTTGATTCGTTGAAGACAATTCCCGCACAAACTTTGCATATTTGATCAACAACCGGACAAACATTGATTCCGTGAATATATAAATTTGCAACAAGTTCCAATTGTTCCGGACGACGTGTTCGAAGTTGCAAACATTGGGACATGATTTGTTCTTTATAAAAGAGAAGTCCTTGAAACAATGCGGGAAGAATACAATCATTATCCTTTTGAATTTAAGGTTGCACATTATGTTCCATTGATAACATGATCACGAGTTGAACTTGAAAAAGCATATCCAAAATTTTTGCCAATTTTCAGATATGAAGACGACAACTCAATCAAAATCATTCACTTTCCTATTTCGGAAGATCTCTTGTTTCATGAACGTTGCAGATATTACAATTTTAAAATCTTTGCACATAGGAAAGTTTGTTTGAAGCATTATGACGTTGATTGAACTTTTTATTCCGTAAACGATGAAGAAAATGTTGACGGTTGCAATGACGATTTATAAACGAACTCGATATACAGACAACACAATCAAGAATATTCTCAAAAACAAAAAGAATCCGATTGAGTTTATCTTTTTGGTTGATAATCCTTGAACAGTTGAAAAATCACAACTTGAATCGTTTCAAAAGAATTGGGACGAAAAAAATTGAACATTTAAATCATTTATTCAAACAACCGGAGAGAAAATCAATTGACTTTGGAATCATGTTGCAGAACTTGCAACAAATGAAACAATTCTCGTGATAAACGATGACATTGAAATGTCGGAAGGATTCGACGAGATCATTGAAAAAGAATGCGACATGAAAGTTTTGAATCCTTATTTTTTCACTCCATACGCACAAGGGGGACAATTCAAACCGGATTGCATTGCCGGACATTGTTGGGCAATGAAAAAGTCGGATTTATTAAAAATCTTGCCAATTGATCCGAGAATCAAGCTCCGATTTTGAGACGATTGGATTTTTCATCGTGCAAAAGAAGAATGACTTCAAATTGCATGGACGGATAGTTGTCAATGCTTCCATTATCTTTCAAAGACTTGTGAAAATCCAACGATCGTTGAAGAAGTGAGAAAACAAATTGCGGAAGATATAGAAAACCGGAAAAATGTTTTGAAAGAACATAATCGACCGGATAAACGTTTTATTCCTTCAAATTAAAAAAATGACATTGATGATTTTAATTGCAATAATGATCATTGCTTATATGCTCGTTCATTTATGAGTCATGTATATTCATGCAAAATATAAATTATTCGAAGATGAAGAAACAGTTTGAATATTGCATATTTTGTTTTGAATACTTTGATTCTTTTTAATTTGATTTTTTATTTTATTTCTTGCGAGTTTATAATGGATCAAAAATCAAACGATAAACTAATAAAGTTATTGAATGAGAGTGAAGACGGATTTGTTTCAAAATTTGTATATTATGACGAATTGAACAGAACATTCGAATTAGATAATTGACAAAGTCTTCATTATACGCTCATATTATCAAAAGAATACTGTTTTATCAAACGACTTGTAGAAAATAATAAGATAGACAAGTATAAAGTTATTGAATTAGAACATAATTGAATAAGACCATTTAAATTAGATAACTTATATTGAGAAATAAAATTAGAAGAAAGGTTGATTATGCTATTATCAATACAAGATGATCCGGTTGAATGTTTAGTTTCTATATTGAATTAAAAAATGTGAAAGTGATGAGTTTATAATCTCAAACATAAAGAACTATACTCTCGATATAATCAACAAAGCGATCCAAAACCAAAACGATCCGTATTTTCAAACAGAGTTCTTCAATGCAACATTCCAAAAGAAGAAGCTATTCAAAACAAAGACTTCAACAAAATATGAAAGAGAAAAAGATATTGAACAATAATAACAGAAAATTGAAGAGTTTGTTCAAGGTGCAAGAAGTTAAAAAATCGAGATGAATTTGCAAAAACGAAGGATTGAATCAATTGAAGAACTTCCAATTGTAAGCAATGCAGAAACGAAATGAAAGCAGATTACAGAAAAAGAACACAATATTCAAAGGATCATGAATACAAGAAGAAAAAAAGGAATTTAAATATTTGAGATCAAATATATTTTCAAGATGACGTTCGAGAAGTGATAAATTACAAAATGAAAAAATGATATATTGTGAAGTCGCTATTCAATGGAGTTTTAAAACAAATAAGCACGTCGGACAATCACTTCAAGCCAAACAATCATTGCGTCAGATTTAGGAAGTTAGAAAATAATATCACAATAGAAACAAAGCCAAAACAAAAAGAAGAAATGTTTTAATTCAATAAAAAGCACCATGCAAACGAAATATGATCGACCGGCTTTGAAACTCGAATTCTTTGAATCCGATTTCGATGACGTTTATTCGTTTATCAAGACAAGACTCAACCAAGAAACAGACAAGAACACTCAAATCAAGAACAGAACGAAGGGACGAGCAAAGGAGAAGGCGGAACGGAAAGAAAAAATTGTTGAAAAAGCTCTTGCAAAGAAACAAACGGAACTTGCAAAGGATCTCGAAATCTCAATTGATGAATTATTGAAAGCAAAAAGAAACGTGATTGATTTGTTGCAAGTAAAGTTGAAACAATATCTTTGACAAGTCAATGAGGCTTGAACAATTCCCGTCAAAGATTTAAAGACTCTCCGAGAAATGACAAAGACGGAATTGTGAGAGCCAACAACAATTGCAAAGAATGAATGAAAAACGGAAATCACATGAGATTGACCTCTCGTCCAAATTATCCGTGCAGATATCAATAAAAAAGAATAAACATGAAAACCATTGAACTATTCCCAAAACAAACCGAAGTCCGAGACATTTTAACAGATCAAGAGTCTCCGATTTTGGAATTGTTGATTTGATGAGGAGCATGATGAAGCAAGTCTTTCACATGAGATTTGCGACTTGCAACAATGGCATTGAATTATCCATGAACTCGTCGAGGAATGGGAAGAAGCAAGATGAAAACATTGAGAAGCACAACACTCAAAACAATGACAACAATGTTGAAACAATATTTTTGATTTGTTGAGTGAAAGGAATTCAAAATCACATGAAGCAATGATCCACAGACTCCGAACACGTTAAAATTTTTCAATGGAAGTGAAATTCTTTTGCTTGATTTGAAATATTATCCTTCACAAGATCCGGATTTCGATGATTTATGATCTCTTGAATTGACGTGATGATTTATCGACGAAGCCGTTCAAATAACTTCAAAGGCTTATCAAGTTTTTAGTTCAAGAATCGGAAGACGAAGAAACGAGGAACTCGGATTGAAGCCAATGCTCCTCCTCTCTTGCAATCCATGAAAGAATCGAGTTTATCAAGAATTTTATAAACCGCAAAAGAATTGAACGATTGAGAATCACAAGAAATTTATTCAGATTCTCGCACAAGACAATCCATTCATTTCTCCGGATTATATAAAGAAAATGTCTCTCATGCCGGATTGACCATTGAAACAACGTCTTTTTTATTGAAATCGGGAATATGACGACGACGAAAACAAGGTTTATTCATATCGTGATTTGCAATCAATTTTCACAAACGAATGAACATGAGGGGAAAAATATATCGTTTGCGACGTTGCATGAACATGAAAGGATTCAACAATCATTTATGTTTTTGATTGACGGAGAATCATTGAGACAATCGTCGAGGATAAATCAACTCCGGAATCCGTCAAGAATCTCATTCTCATGAAAAAACAAGAACACAACGTCAAATTAAAAAATATCGTATATGACGGCTCATGATTATGACGAGGGCTTTCCGGTTTAGGTTGTGAAATCTTTCAATGATGATCAAAACCAATTCCAACAAAAGACGCAACAGAACAAGAGAAGGAATGATTGAATAAGACATATTTGAATTTGCGTTCACAATGTTTCTTCATGCTTGCGAAACGAATCAAAGACGGAAGTCTTTCAATAAAGAATATTGATGATGATTTGAAAACAAGGATCATTGAGGAATTGGATTCAATTCAAGCATGGAAGATTGATAAAGATTGACCGTTGCAGATAATCCCAAAAGATGAAATCAAGAAATTGATTTGACGTTCTCCGGATTGTGCGGACGCCATTTCAATGCGTGTTTATTTTGAATTGATAGAAAGGGAAGAGCCAAACTTTTATTAAATCAAAAATCAAAACATGAAAACAATTGCACCTCCATTCATCGAACAGAAAACATTTGACGCTCTCAAATCGAGAGAAAAAGCGTATTTGATATTTTTATATCAAAGGAAATATACAAAAAAGCAACTCATGAAGAAACTTTTTATTGATGATATAAGGACATTTCAACGTTTGCAAAAGAAAATGTGAGAAATTATAAGGCGTCAAAATGACACGAATTAAAAAACACGGCTTGAAAATTGATGATTCCTAAATATTTTAATATTGTTTTTATATTCCAAACAAGAAACAATGTCAAAATATATTGGAAGAAAAATAAATGTTTGATTCGCAAAAGAATCAACAAGAGGAACAGCAGTTGCTCCAACAATATATGCACCAAAAGCAAGTCTTGATTTCGAGGAAAAATCCGAAAAAGTGATTGACGAGAGTTCAATCGGAGTTATCGAAGACAGCTTTGACGGACACGTTGTAAAACAATATGCAGAATGAAATTTCGAGTGCAATGTTTATGCAAATTTGATTTGATATTTATTGTTGAACGTTTTCGGATCTGTTTCAAGTGCAAGCAAAAACGGAGCTTATGAACACGAGTTCACAGTTGACGAATCAAATCAACACACAAGTTTGACAATAGGAATTGCAGATGATACACAAGACAAGGAATTCCCTCTTGCAATGCTTAATTCTCTTGAATTAAATTGTGAGGTTTGAGACTTTGCAAAAGCAACAGCTTCTTTCAAAAGTAAAAAAGGAACAAACGCAAGTTTGACTCCTTCATATTCCGAAGATTATGCAATGTTAGCAAAGCACGTTCAAATATTCCTTGCAGATGATCTCGCATGATTGGATTCTGCAACAGCAATCAACGCAACAAGCGTTTCTTTAACAATAAACAAGAATCTTGAAGACGTTGACGTATTATGAAGCATTGAGCCAAATGATTTCTGCAACACATTCTTCTCTGTTGAAGGAAGTCTTGAAATGCTTTGGGACGACGCAACTTATAAAACAATGTTCATGGACGGAGCTAAAAAAGCAATGAGAATAAAAATCATTGATACAAATAACACAATCGGAACTTCTCAAAATCCGACATTGACGATTGATCTTGCAAGCATTATCATGAATGAATTTGCAAAAACACAAGATAACAACGCTCTTGTGAGACAATCAATCAACTTTAAAGCTTTATATTCAATGACAGAATCTTCAATGATCTCTGCAAAATTATTGAACACAAAATCAAGCTATTAAAATTTTATATTTAATGAATCGAAAATGTTTGAATTGACAGAAAAACTTGCAAAAGAACTTTCAAACAAACTTGCATGATTCGATATAAAAGAAATCGGAGAAAATGGAAGTTTCAAGGTTGTTGCAAGTGATGAAACAATCGACAGAGCCGGAGAAGTGATAAAGATTTCCGGTTGGGAATTATGAAACTTCATGAAAAATCCGGTTATCATTGCAAATCACATATACAAAGTTGAGAACATAATCGGAAAGGCAACAAGCGTTTATGTTGAAGATAATAAACTCATCGTTGAATGAGTCTTTGCAGAAACAGAACTTGCAAAAGACGTAAAAACATTATATGACGGCGGATTCATCAAGACCGTTTCCGTTTGATTCATTCCAAAAGAAAGAGATCCAAACGAAAGAAATATTATCACAAGAGCAGAATTGCTTGAAGTGAGTTTTGTTCCCGTTCCTTGCAATCCAAATGCTTTGAGTTTAGGAAAGGAAATCGTTGAGGATTTAATTTCAAAAGGATTATTGATCAAAGAAGAAACAAATGAGCAAGAATCCGAAGAAATTGCACATGATGAAGAATCATGAGCAGAAAATGAGGAAAATTCAACAGATGAAGGAGTTGTTGATTTGTGAGCGGAAGAAAACGAAGCAGAAATGCACGTTGAATCCGAAGGAGACGAAGAAAAAGCTATTTCATTGAACGACGTTCTTGAAGAAGTGAAAGCTCTTCGTTCAGAAATTAAGGATTTTATTTCTAATAATAGAAAGGCGGACGACAACGCCGGCGAACTTGAAGAAGACAAGGACGCAAAAATCAAAATGCAGAAAGAAGCATTGCAAAATGTTTCGAAAGTTGTGTCAGACGTTCTGCATAAAATCAAACTTTAAATCTTTTATTTATTATTCTTTTAAAAAATGGATCAAAAAGAATTACAAACAACACTTGAAACAACTTTAAAAGAAGTTCTTCCATGAGTAGTTGAAGCAACTGTTGACGCTAAAATGGACGAAAAAGTTTCAAATCTTGAAAAAGCAATCTCAAATTTGAATGCTTCAATCAAATTATGAGTTGATGAAGAAAAAACAAATCTTAATGAAGCAAAGAAAACAATGGGAGCATTCTTCAAAGCTCTTGCAAAATGTCATAACGACGCAGAAGTTGCAAGCGTAAAGGCAACATATTTAAATGAAGGAACAAACAACGAAGGTTGATATATGGTGCCAGAAGAATTCGCAAGAGAGGTTTTCAGAGTTGCAACAGAAGCCGGAATTGTGAGAAAATATGCAAGAATTATTCCAATGTGAACAGACACAAAGAATATTTCAACAATCACAAATTCAATCGTTGCTTATTGGACAGATGAAGCCGGTGCTTATACTTGAAGCAAGCCAACAGTTTGAAATTGCCAACTTGTAGCATATAAAATCACTGCTCTTGTTTCTGCAACAAACGAATTGATCGAAGATAACATGACAGATCAAGAAATTTGGTCTCTTATGTCAGAACTTATCGGAGAAAAAATCGCAGAATTTGAAGACGAAAACGTTCTTGTTGCTTCTTCTAAATTCACAGCTCTTCTTGCAGATACAAATGTGAATATCACAACAATGGGAACATGAGAAGAATTCTCTGCAATCAATTATGACTACTTAATCGACGTTATAAGAAGCGTTCCAATGAAATATAAGAAGGGACAACCTCGTTGGTTTATGAGTCAAGATATTGTGAAATATATTGAAAAATTAAAGGATAAAGACGGACAACCAATTTTCTTCTCAACAAGATCAATAAGAGACGGACAATTGGAGAATTATCTTCTTTGATATCCTTTGGAGATCGTTGACGCTATGCCATGAGATTCAACAAGCGGAGCTTCAAAAGCATTCGTTTTATTCGGAGATCTTAAACATTGGGCATTCGGAGATAGAAGACAACTTTCTCTTTCTGCATGATATATTTCATGAAATTGGGAAAAAGATATTCAATCTCTCAAAGCAAGTGAAAGAATTGCCGGACACGTTATCTTCCCAACTGCATTCGGAGTTTTGAAGACAGGTGTTGCAAGTGCTTAATTTCGCAAAAATTCTTTGTCATAATGTGAATATGAATTTGCTATAATATAATGAGGGCGGAGCAATTCGCTCTCATGAATATTGTTTCAGATTTTATTCATTAAATGATTGAATCATGGCAAAAAAGGACAAGAAAAATGTTGTTGTTGAGAATAATGCAGTTGAAGAAAACAACGAAGCAGAAACAACAAAACCAAACGAAACAAAGCAAGATTTCGTTTCAAAAGTTCAAACAAAACCAATTTGAAGAATCCATGTTGTTGCAAAAAACAATTACGGATCATTCCAAAAGGGAGAAGAATATGAAATCTCGGAAAATGTTTTGAAAAACTACAACGGAATATTTGAGATTTTAAATAAATAAAAAAGATGATGACGTTTGCGAGTTTTCATGAATAGGAAAATATTTTGCAGACGTTTTTTAAATTGAGATTCAATATAAAATGGCACAAACAACCGATGAACAAAATCTTCAATATGCAATCACATTCGTGAAACAAATTTTGTGAATCTCTTGAAATGATCAAGACACAATTCTTTGAATTTATATTCAATCCGCAGTTGCAAAGATTTATGAAATGACGTGAGTTGATTTGCTTGCGTTATGAGATCAAGAAGCAAAATTCGACGGAGCGGGACAAAGAATCTTGTTCCTTTGAAAGTGTGTGAAAGAATTGACTTCCGTTCAATATAATGAAAATCCCCGAGAATATCCTCATCGAGAAGATTTTGACGAATATTCATATTTATTGAAAGACGACGGACAAGTTGTTTTCAAAAATCCTCTTCCGAGATGATATAACAATATAAAAATATGATTTGAATTGATTTATTCAGATTTCAATAATATTCAGAGAGAATATTCAGATTTGAAAACTGCTCTTGCATTATTAGTTGGGAATCTTGTTGAATCTCAAAAAACAACTTGAATCAATAGTGAAAGCGTTTCTTGAACAACTATCACGTTTGATCATTCAACAATGACAAGCAATGTTCAAGCATTATTGAATAAATATTTAATTGTTGCGATATAAAAAACATGAGTATATTCAAGCTCGATTATTACACGGCAACCGTCATGCGTCTTGTATATGCAACGGATTCAAACGGAAACAAAAAATCAACATATCAAGCAACACAAACCACAGCAAAATGATATTTGTCTCCGTCGTCTCCAAACAATCAAGACGTTTGATTGAATAGGTTTGGGCAAGTTTGGAACTTTGAATGTGATTATCCGTTCGACGTGAAAGAATCCGACATTGTTCAAATCAATGGGACAAATTATCAAGTGAAATCGTTTGCTCGTGCAAAATGAATAAGGATTGATCGTGTGCGTGTTGTTTTAGTTCTTCCAAAGAATGAATAAAAGATGATTGACGTTGAAATAAACAAGAAGCATTTGGACGATATAAATAAATATTTTTGAACGGAAACCGTTGTGAAGGTGCTTTCAACGTCAATAAAGAAATCAATTGCATTGCTTCAAAGATATGCAATGGAAGAAACTCCGGTTGATGAATGAAGGTTGCGTGCATGATTTCAAACAGAATTCAAGAAATTTTATGGAAGATTGTTCAATCCGGTTGAATATGCGATATTTGTTCATGAATGAACACGTCCGCACAAAGCACCTCGAAACAAGATTGAAGAATGGGCGTTGAGACATTGATTGAATCCGTGAAGCGTTTGGATCTCAATCATGAGAAGATGAACAAAAGCAAATCCATTCATGGAGCGTGCGGTTGAAAGATGAGAAGATCAAGTTGACGAAATATTCCAAAAAGAAATTGACACAATGATTTATAAAATTTGCAAAGACTAATGATCGTAAAAATAACAGACGTCAGAAATGCAATAAAAACAAAGCTCGATTCATTGACATGAGAATGAAAATGTTTTGCAGAAAATTCAAACGTTTTCACACAAGACGTTTCATGATTCCCTTTTGTTATGTTCGAGCCGGTTGAATTACAAAGCGAGTTTGCAGATACTGCGAACAATTACAGAGATTTCATATTCAATATTGTGATCGTTCAAGAAATGAATCAAATTTCAAGAGGCGACGCAATGAATATTGTTCTCAATTGTTTCGAAAAAATGATTGACGCTTTCGATCAAGATTTCACATTGGGCGGAGTTGTGAATCAAGTTGACGCAACACAAGGGAATTTTGGAGAGATTGATTTGTGAAAATGACCTTGTTTGTATTTATCAAGCCAATTGAATTGTCGTGTTTTAGTTCCTATCAAATAACAACATGAAAGAAAAAAAGTTTTTTCCAAGGATAAAAGACAGAGAAAACACAATTGAATCCAATGAAATCCCGAAGGAAGAAAATCATGAAGAAAAAAAGGAATCAAAGAAAAAAAGTTTTAATTCAAAAAAATAATCAAAATGAGTTGGTTTAGCAAAATATTTCAATCAAACAAGAAAGCATTCATCGAAAACACATGAAACGGAATCAATGAATGATTGTTTGTTGACATTTATAATGAATATTCAAGCCGTGATTTGCATAAATTATCAAAAACGGATTATTTGAATTTTTATAAATGACGAGCTTTTGTTGCAGTAAACACAATCGCACAAGCCGTCGCACAATTGGATAAACAAACAACGGATTGAAAATGAAAACCAATAAATGATCCATTATTGGATTTGATAACTTATGACTTATTGTTGAACGTTGTTTCTTATATGAAATTGAGTTGATGAGCTTATATTTGGAAAAATAAAGTTTGAAACAAGATTGTTGCTTTGCACGTTCTTCGTTCCGATTTAGTTCATGCCGTTTTGAACGATACTCAAACAGCAATTGAATATTACGAATATACTTATTGACCAAACAAGAAAAAAAGATTCGAAGTTGATGAGATTATTTCAATTCAGAATTTCAATCCTCGTTTCCCTTATCCATTGAATGTTGAATGACTTTCAGACGTTCAAGCAATTGCAACAGCAATTGACGCAGATTATCAAGCAAGCAAATGGAATTGGAAATTCTTTTATAATAATGCAAGCGTTGACGGAGTTCTTGAAACAGAACAAAATCTCAATCAAGACACAGTGAATCAAATTCAAAATAAATGGGATCAAAAATATCGTTGAACAGATAATTCACACAAAGTTTGAATCTTGACGGGAGGTTTGAAATATAAACAAATCAACGCAAGTCAAAAGGAAATGGATTTCGTTGAGTCAAGAAGATTCAATCGTGATGAGATTCTTTGATTCTTCCGTGTTCCAAAGGCAATGATTGGGCTTTGAGAATGAGACAACGCTTTGAATGTTCGTTCATTTCAATGAATCTTTGCAAGAGAAGTTGTGAAACCTATTGCAACAAGAATCGCAGAGGCTTTCAATTATGAATTATTCGGAGAATGAGTTCGATTTGAATTCGTGAACATTGTTCCAACAGATCTCGAACAAACAAGGCAAGATTGGTTGGCAAATGCAATGACTTTAAATGAATTCCGTGCAACAAGAAATCTTCCACCGGTTGCAGATTGAGACAAGTTGCGTTCCGCTTATATTCTTTGAGTTTGATGAGCATGAAGCGAGGCTTGAAACGAAGAACAAGAAATTGTTGATCTCGATAAATGATTAGAGATTCCGGAAATGAAAAACGTTGAATTGAAAGAAAAACTTCATCACATAATTTGAAAAACTCTCAAAGAAAAAACAAGATGAACGGAAGAATACAATCAAAAATATTGGGAAGCAAAGATCCAAAGAAACAACAAATTTGATGAAATATATTTTGCAAAAATTCAGAAAGTTTTCGAGAAGCAAGAAAAAGAAATTCTCAAACAATACAAGGAACGATACAAAGCAAACGTCAAGGAATGAAAATCAATTAAAGTGAATAAAAAGGCAGAATTGAAGTTTCCTTTGCTATCAATGGCAAAACGAGGCATGATATATTATTCATATTTAAAAGACGCACAAGACGACCTCGTTAAAATGGAAGCAGAACAAGCATTGATTGAAGTTTGAATCGTTCGTGATTTCATAATCTCCGAAGCATTGGAGAAGCAACTCATGAAGAACATTGAAAAATTTGCATGATCCATTGACGAAGACACAAACAAGAAACTCGTTGCAGACTTTACTCAAATATTAGAAAGATGATTGTCTTTCGATAATTGAAGGGATTTGATTCTTTCAACATTTAATGAATTAAAAACAACAAGGGCAGATTTAATCGTGAGAACGGAAACAATCCGTGCATGAAATCGATGATCTCAAATTGGTTGGGAAGATTCCGGAGTCGTTGAAAAAAAACAACGATATACAGCATTGGACGAAAGAGTTTGCGAATTTTGTTGACCGATGAATTGAAAAATAATTTGATTGAAAGAAAACTTCTTCAATCAAGGCAACGTTTTAATCGGAGCAGACGGACATGAAATGAAATTGGATTATTCCAACACTCCATATCCTCCATTGCACCCAAATTGTCGTTGCGTGATTCTTCCGGTTGTTGAATAATAGTTTTATAATTTAATAATATATTGAAATGGAAAAAACATTTTGAGAAACAAAGATTGAATTCAAAGATTTAATCACAATGAAAGATTTTCAACTTTGTTCAATTGCTACAAAGCAACGACAAAAGGATCAAGATGAAATTTGACTTGCTTTCAAATTGTTCCCAACTTTATGTCTTAAAATAAACGGAGAAACAAAGACAGAACAAGAAAAAAGGGAATGGATTGAAAACTTAACAGATTTAAAAATTTTCACAGAATTGACGGAAGTCATGTGAGAAATTGAAACAAGATTTGCGGAGGGATTGGACGAAAAAAAAAAGATTTGATAAATTATGAATTTGATAAAATAAACAATGCGGGGAAGTTTGATTGATGAAATGTTGAAGTTTTGGAAACATTATTCATTGATAAATATCATCGAACTCATGATGAATTCATGAACACTCCTCGAAATGTGATTCAAATAATATTATTGAAACGGCAATCCGATTCCAAAGCGGAAAAAAAGAGAAAAATTGCTTTAAACAATAAAAGAAAATAATGGCAACAAAGAATATTGATATCGTTATCAATGCGAAAGACAATGCAAGCAAGGCATTTGATTCGCTTTGAGATAAAATAAAAAAGAATTTGAACACGATCAAGATTGCAAGCGGAGCGGTTTCCGCTTGAATTGTTGCTCTTTGAAAAAAGTTCCTCGACGCTTCAATTGAAAACGAGCCATTGCAGAAATCATTTGAACGTTTATCCGAATCCGCTTGAATTGCTTCAAAAGATATGCTTGACGCAATGAGAAAGGCAAGTCAAGGAACAGTTGCGGACACAAATCTCATGGCACAAGCAAACAAGGCTTATGCTTTGTGAATTGTAAAAAACACGGACGACATGGCAACAATGATTGAAATTGCTCGTTTGAAATGACAAGCCATGTGAAGAACAATGGAAGAAGCTCTCGGAGATATTACAACATGACTTTGAAGATGATCCGCACAAATCCTTGATAATCTTTGAATCGTTGTCAATGCGGAAGAAGCAAACGAAAAATATGCACAAAGCATTTGAAAGGTTGCAAAGGAATTGACGGACGAAGAAAAAAAGCAAGCTCTCGTCAACGCAGTTGTTGAACAATGAAAGAAAGAACTTGCGGAAGCATGAGAAGTTCAATTGACCATGCAAGAAAAAATCGCAAAATTAAATGCAACATGGGAAAACACAAAGAACACAATCGGAGACGCTTTGATTCCTGTTTTTGATAAATTATTGACGGCAATCACTCCAATTATTGAAAAAGTTGCAAAATGGATTGAAGAGAATCCGGAATTGACGGCAAATCTTATCCTTGTTGCGTGAGCGGTTGCATGATTGACTTTTGCTTGCACGACTATTATTCCGGCAATCACAACAATTATTTGACTCTTATCTTGACCGGCTTGACGGATCGCATTGCTTGCATGAGTCGTTGCTTGATTGCAAGTTCTTGACTCAAAGTTGAAAACTAATGAAGAAAAAATTTGAGAATACAGAGCAGAACTTGAACAATTGACGATTGATTATCAAGATTGAAAGATTCCTCTTGAAGAATACACACAAAAAACACAAGAGTTGAGAGACAAAATTGCAGAATGTGAAGCGTCTCATCAAAGTTTTTGAGGATATTTAAAAGACAACTTCATTCAAACATTTCATGAAGTTATGCACCCAATTGATTCAGCAAGACAGATTTGGCAAGATATTGAATATCGAGTTCATCAATGAGAAGTTGCATTCGTGAAACGAGCAATTTCAATCTCAAAAGACGTGATTCCAATCATTGATAAATTGATTTGATATTTAAAAGACGCATGGGATTGGTTGAAGAAGATCTCGGAGAAATTGTCTTCATGAATATCAAGTGCATGAGATACAATCGCCGGACGATACGACTCCGCAAAATCTCTTGTCGGATTTGCTAATGGTTGAAGCGTTCAATGAAATGTTCCGATTCTTGTTGGAGAACGTTGACCGGAAGTCTTTGTTCCGAATTCTGCATGAAATATCATTCCAAACGATGAAATCATGTGATGAACGAGAATCAATGTGAATATTTCCGGAGTGAGCGTGAGAAGTGATAATGATATCACAGCTCTTGCAAATGAAATGATCCGTCAAATTAAATTGGAAAAACAATTTTGAATCTCTTAATTTATAACAAATCAAAATAACAATGAATAATTCTGTTTTAAACTCTCAATTGCTTTGAAACTCTCCGAAATCAACCGGAACAGAAATCAAAGACAGCGGGAAATTTGTCTTCAATGGATATAACTTGCATGACGGAATCACAAGGATTGTGAATAATTCCGACCATGATGATCTCGGGACAATGTCTTTTGAAACTTATAATTATTCAAGAGCAGATTGAGGAAACGCAATCTCCAAATATTACAGAACAAAAAGAATCACAATAAAGATGACTTTGAAATCCGCAACGGAAGAATGATTGAACGATTTAATTGATGAATTGAAATTTGCAACAAGCGGGCTTCAAGGAAATCTTGATATAATAATCAATTGACTTGTGAGAAGACGGCAAGCAACATTGATTTGATTAAAATTCGGAAGGAAGGGACACAATATCACATTCATTCAAAACGTTGAACTTTCATTCGATTGCATAAATCCGTTTGCATTCAATTTAACAAGTATTTCAAAGACTTATTCATGAATATCTTGAAATTATGCAATCGAGCTTCTTTATTCATGAAAGGTTGTTTGCTATCCAACAATTTATGTGATGATCAACTCTCAATCTTGACTTGATAACTTCCGAATCGAACAAAACGGATATTTATTCAATATCGATCATGAATTGAATGCGTGAGATTTCTTGATCATTGATTGAGAAACAAAACTTGCGAAAATCAATTGAACTCCGGTTGAATACTCTTGACCATTTCCGGCAATTGAGCCGTGATTGAACAATATTGAACTTTGAATCAATGACGGAGCTTTGGCAAATTATGACGTAGTTTATATTTATAAAAAATTATATTTATAATGATAAGATATGACATAAAAACATACAACAAAGACGGAACATTCAAGACAACAATCAATCCAAATTGCGTCATGAATGATATTTCATTCACGGAAAACGTGAACGGCGGACAAGGGCAATTGCTTTTGAATCTTGCTCTCTCGTTTGCGGATAATTCGTTTCAATGATGAGATTTGATAAAGGTTGTCTTGTTCAATGACAGATATAAACAAGGGAAACAGATTTATTTCGGATATATTTCACAAATTACGAGAAAATATGACGCAAATAAATGATATATTCAATTGACTTGTTTGTGAATCGCTTCTTTGTTGAACAAAATAATCTTCTCCGGATCTTATGCTTGAACAATTACAAGCATTTTGACTCAAATAATAAACAAATTCAATTCCAATTATTCCGGATTGATAACAATCGGACAAATTGATGATTATCCGGAAAGCGTTTCAGTTGAATTTGATAATATTATCACTTGCAAAAAGGCAATCGATATGCTTTCAGATACTTCGAATTATTATCGATTTGTTGATTCGGAATGAAAATTCTTCTTCCGTGAGAAAATGACTCAAACAAATCACATTGTCGCAAATCAAGATTCCGTTGAAACAATGTCTTTGAATTATTCGTTTGAGAATATCGTCAACAAATTATATCTTGAAAGATCATGAGGAACGTTGGCAACTTATGAAGACGCAACCTCTCAAAACAATTATTGAATCAAGGAAGCATACGAAGTTGAAACAACAATTGCAAATCAAACAACACAAGACGAATTTGGAAACAATTATATTGC